GGAAGCGGCGAAGAACGTGGTCTCATCCGTTTGGAACGGCATCAAGACGATGCTGACGAACAACTGGAACGCGATCAAGACGACGGCCTCCAACATCTGGAACGGCATCAAGAGCGCTATCGAGACGCCGATCCAGAACGCGAAGAACACGATCAACAACATCCTGAACACGATCCGCGGCTTCTTCCCGATCTCGCTCGGCAAGATATTCGGCGGCATCCAGCTTCCGCACTTCAAGATCAGCGGCGGCAAGATCCCGTGGGGCATCGGCGGATCAGGAACACCGCCCTCGGTATCCGTCGAATGGTATGCCAAGGCTATGAACAGCCCGTACATGTTCCGCAACGCAACGCTTTTCGGAGCGGGCGAGACGGGGGACGAGATCCTGTACGGGCGTGAGTCACTCCTCAATGACATCCGGGAAGTTATGGGCGGCGAGCGTGTAAGCGTCGTCAACTACATCACGGTAGACGGAGCGAAGGATCCGACGATGTGGGCTTCCGAGTTCTCTCGGAGCCTCAAGCAGTATATGAGGATGGCGTAATGGCGACAACTAAAGCACCGAGCGGTCTGACGATCGCCCGGGACAACATGAAATTTACATTCTCCTGGAAGGTATCGGAGAAGGACGGCTACGCGAAGCAGCATCTCCACTACAGGACGAATCTGGACGCTGCGGGGAAGTGGACGTCGATCGACGACCATGGGACCTTCCGGGGGACGTCAAAGACGGTCACTCTCTCAGCCGCGAATTATTACCCGAACACAACAAAAAAACTGACGAGGATCTCGTTCAGGATCCGCGCGCAGAAATCGGGATGCTCATGGACGGCATGGATCCAGAAGGATCTTGACCTTGCGGTCCCGAACGTCCCCTCGCTGACCGCTGCCCTCGACGGCACGCATGAGAACGTGACCACCTTCACGTGGGCCACGACGATCGCGAACAATGACAGGAAGCCGTTCACGAATATCGAATGGCAGACGCGGCTCATCAAAGAGAACAACGAGACGGACGGTTCGAAGATCGCCTGGAACAGCAACTGCAGCGGCTGGGCGACAGGATCCGGGACGCAGAACTCCTCGAACACGAGGACAGAGGACACTTCGCTCCTTTCTGCGAACGCCTATACGAGATGGTTCCGTGTCAGGTCAAGAGGACCGGCGGGCGCATCCGCATGGCGTTACGCGAAGCACGTATATGCTACGCCCTACGCGCCGGTCATCGGGACATCGAGCTACAGAGTGCTCGGAGGCGGCACAGCTCTTTCGGTCAACATCAACTGGACGGCGGCATCGAGCGCATCTCACCCGATCGACCAGACCACGGTCGAATGGACGATCGACACCCCGGCAGCGGGACAGCTCTGCCCAGCCGGAGCGTCATGGACACAGGAGAACATATCGAAGGACACGAGCGGGAAGGATGCGGCGGTCTTTACGATCTCATCGCTCCCCGGCGTAGACGAGTGCCTGTTCGTCCGGATCGTCACACAGCATGACAAAAACACGGCGCCCAGCGTCCCGCGGCTCGTTAAGCGCGGCACGGTAGCGGCACCGTCTAATATCGCTGTCAGCTCGGACAGCACGACCCACAGAGCGACGATCAGCGCCACGAACGAATCCGACATCACGGACAGCCAGCTTGCGGTCATCTTCCGGACAGACTCGGAGGAGGACGCGGACTTCGTGGTCGGTGTCATCCCGCATGGCGGAAGCAGCATCACGGTGCAGTGCCCCGACTGGACAGGAAAGCAGATCTCGTTCGGCGTGTACGCATTTGTCGGCTCGGTGAAATCATCCACCAGGGCGGACGGCATAAGCCAGTACGCAGTCACGGCGCAGATGAAGTCCGACACTACATGGCAGGGCGGCACGGTCCCGGTCGAGCCTGGAAATGTCGCCTGCGAGATCGCCGGAGAAGGCGAGATCATCGTGACATGGACATGGGCATGGGATCAGGCTACGCGCGCAGAGATCAGCTGGAGCGAGAATCCGAACGCATGGGAGGCCACTGATGAACCCGCGGTCTATGAGATCCCGAACACGCACGCGGCGAAGTGGAGGATCTCGGGACTGGCGACAGGCGTGAAGTGGTACGTGTGCGTCAGGCTGATCTCCGAGGTGGACGGCGAATCGGTCTATGGTCCTTACAGTGCGCCGGTGGAGGCGGATCTCTCATCCGCTCCGAACATCCCGGCGCTCGTGCTCTCTGCTCCGTGGATCACGCAGGACGGCAGTATCACGGCAACGTGGGGCTATTCGTCAACAGACGGCACTCCGCAGGCATACGCGGAGATCTGCGAGGCAGCGGTCAACGGCAGCGCGATCACTTACGGCGACGTCATCGCACACGCCACCACGCAGCAGCATGTGGCGATCCCGGTGCAGGACGGATGGAGCATGGGCGAGAGCTATTACCTCTGCGCCAGAGTGACATCCGAGAGCGGACAGGTGTCCGAGTGGAGCGATCCGGCACAGGTGACAGTGGTCGAGCCTCTTGCGATCACCATCACGCAGACATCCCTTGAGACGATCCAGGCCGAGGACTCGGAAGGCAACGCAAGAACGGTCACGGCGCTCACGGAAATGCCGCTGACGGCGACCATAACAGGCGCGGGAGAAGGTGGCACGACCTCGCTCATCATCGAGCGGGCGGACGCGTACCATATGGACCGCCCGGACGAGACGACGGCGGACGGATACGAAGGCGAGACGATCGCGATCTTCCGGCAGAACGGGGAAGCGCAGATCAGCATCAGCACGGATGGCCTCATCGGACGGCTGGATGACGGAGCGAAGTACCGTCTTATCGCAACGGTGGAAGACGGATACGGACAGAGCGCCAGCGCAGAGGTCCCGTTCGAGGTCTTCTGGGACCATCAGGCGGACATCCCCTCCGGGACCGCTGTGATCGAGAACGGCGTTGCGAAGATAACGGCAACGGCTCCGGCAGGATTCCAGAGCGGCGACTTCTGCGACATCTACCGTCTTACGGCAGACAGGCCTGAGGTGATCGTGATCGGCGGCGAGTTCGGGACCACTTATGTGGATCCTTATCCGGCGATCGGGCCGCACGGCGGGCACAGGATCGTGCACCGCACGGCAAACAACGACTACATCACAGCGGACGACAAGCCCGCATGGGCAGACCTCCGCGCGGCGGATGGTGACATCCTTGATGTGGACTACGCGATCATCGACTTCGACGGGAACCGGCTCGAGGTTCGGTATAACACCGACTTTTCAAGCACGTTCTCGAAGGACTTCCTTGAAACGAAATATCTCGGAGGCTCGATCAGGGGCGACTGGAACCCCGGCACCGATCGGAAGACAACGGTCAACGCGGTCATCGCGGTGGACGACCTGGAGACGTTCGAGACGCTCCGGAGGCTCGCGACCTATACCGGCACATGCCACGTCAGAACGCAGGACGGCTCGAGCTACGCTGCGGACGTTCAGATGAACGACAGCATGACGTACGAGGAGGCTGGCAAGATCGTGACCTACTCGCTTTCGATCACGCGGGTGGACACCGACGGGCTCGACGGCATGACGCTCGAAGAGTGGGAGGACGCAAATGGACTGGAATAAGGGCTTTGCGGCGACTTACTACTATTCGGTGGTGGATCCCACTACATGGCGGGACATCTCACGGCACGAGCTTACGGGTGGATCCGTTTCCAGGACAGACAGCAACCTGCTCCAGAGCGCATCCATAAACGTGACAGACCTTCCCGCTGACGGCGAGGTCTGGATCCGCGTATGGCTCGACACGAAGCAGAAGGAAGACGGCGCGCATGAGGCTCTTTTCACGGGCCTCATGTCCGTGCCTGCCGTACAGTGGGACGGCAACCGAAAGAGCTATCAGGCGGAGTGCTACTCCGTTCTTAAACCGGCAGCGGACATCCTTTTAAGCCGTGGCTGGTACGCGGCAGCGGGAGCAAACGGAGCAAGGACAGCGGCGAACCTTCTTTCCGCAGGCGCTGCGCCGGTGGAATATGCCGAAAGCTCTCCGCACCTGACGAGCTCGATCGTGGCGGAGAACAACGAGAGCCATCTGACGATGGCATGGAAGATCCTGAACGCGATCGGCTGGCGGCTCCGGATAGACGGCAGAGGCGTCATCCACATCGAGCCGCAG